GGTGATGCTGCCAACTTACTGATTTAGTGTATGATGGTGTTTTTGAGGTGCTCCAGTGGCTTCTGTTTCTATCAGCTGTCCCTCCTGTTCAGCTACAGACGGGGTGGTGCGTAACGGTAAAAGTACTGCCGGACATCAGCGCTATCTCTGCTCTCACTGCCGTAAAACATGGCAGTTACAGTTCACATACACAGCCTCTCAACCCGGTACGCACCAGAAAATCATTGATATGGCCATGAATGGCGTTGGATGCCGGGCAACCGCCCGCATTATGGGCGTTGGCCTCAACACGATTTTACGTCACTTAAAAAACTCAGGCCGCAGTCGGTAACCTCGCGCATACAGCCGGGCAGTGACGTCATCGTCTGCGCGGAAATGGACGAACAGTGGGGCTACGTCGGGGCTAAATCGCGCCAGCGCTGGCTGTTTTACGCGTATGACAGGCTCCGGAAGACGGTTGTTGCGCACGTATTCGGTGAACGCACTATGGCGACGCTGGGGCGTCTTATGAGCCTGCTGTCACCCTTTGACGTGGTGATATGGATGACGGATGGCTGGCCGCTGTATGAATCCCGCCTGAAGGGAAAGCTGCACGTAATCAGCAAGCGATATACGCAGCGAATTGAGCGGCATAACCTGAATCTGAGGCAGCATCTGGCAAGGCTGGGAAGGAAGTCGCTGTCGTTCTCAAAATCGGTGGAGCTGCATGATAAAGTCATCGGGCATTATCTGAACATAAAACACTATCAATAAGTTGGGACCATTACCCAGACGCAAACTCGGCTGAAGTAGCGTTTACCAGGGACGTGCAGCGTATTGCTCGGGTGCATCATTATGGACTGCGTGATCGAGTGAGCCGGGGCGGTAAAGACGTGAGGTATGCTGCACGTCCATTATTAGGTGTGGATAGTAAGGTTGAAATAAATCTTAAACATATTCTGAGTGGGTGGCTTTCAAAGGTGTGAATAATTTTTTTAACGAGCGTGGGCTAATTTTCCCATGCTCGCTTTATGTTTTATTTAAAATTCAATCTGTGCGATTTCTTTTTTATAATAATCAAATTCATTATGACTCTCATCAAAAATGCTTTCGAAGTTGTTTATTAAAATTGAGTATAAGGCATCATAAGAAAGATTTATTTTTCTTCCATAACTTGCTATTGTAGAACTGATTAGTCTGTGAATGGCTGAAAACAAAAAATGTCCCCTCAACCAATTTTTTGGGGTTGTATTTAATTTTTCCAATAATTCATCTACTTCTTTTGGGTTGAATCTTTCTATTTTTCCGATTACCTCTTCTTTGTGTGTGTTTATTTTATTTTCGCATAATAAACTTGAGTTTTTTGATTTCATAAATCTTATAGAGCTATCTCCAATAACGGGAATTCCACTCTCATGAATATAGTTATAAATATCTATCTTAACTAACTCTTCAATATTTTTATAGAAATCCTCTTCCCATTTTGATATGTTTAGAGAAAGCATGTCTTTAGCTTTGAATTTACCCAGCGTTCTGATGGCTCTTAGTATTCCGTCATTTGAAATAAACGTGTTTTCAATGGCATACCCAGACGTTCTTATTATCCGCTTAGTTTTCTGATGCTTTTCATCTTTAAATTTCGTTAGGTCAGAATCACAGGCAACGACTACCTTTAAATCTTCTTTAATGATCCTTTCAATATATTTTTCTATTTCTTTGCAACCGCCTAGTTCTTGTATTTCAACTTTTAGCCCACTAGCTTTTTCAAAAATGATCTCCCAAAAACAGATGTCATCAGGGCCTTCAACATACACCATAAGATCAGACTGATAAAAAAGATTAATAATGTTTTCAGCTTCAGCTGAATAGAAAAAATCATCCATGAACAATTTTCTCCATATCAAAAATAGAATTCCTGTATTTAGATGCTACTTCAGGGGAATGAGTCGCTGCGATAACTTGCGCATTTGGGTTTAATTGCTTGATTGCCGGGATTATTTTTCTTTGCCAAGCAATATGTAGAGAGAGTTCTGGCTCATCAGTTAAAAATATAAAAGGCTTATTTTGTTGTAATAAAGTTTCAATAAATAAAATCAAAAGCTGCTTTTCACCCGAAGATAGATTTTGATGACTGATTGGGCCATGTCCATTTTCTAGCATCAACTCGCCGCCAGAGAAATAAAATCTTTTATCAGCTATGAATTCTTGTAATGTATCCGTAAATAATTTTATAGGAGTGTATATTTTTGTTACGTCATCTTCTGAGCGTAAAGACATTTTTATTATTCTTTGGGTTTTTCTTAAAGCCTCAAGTGAACGATAATCTACGTTTATTACACCTTCTTTATTTTTTTGGGCACCTTTTATTTCAGTAAAGGTTTTATCAATTGCGTCAACGTGGAAGTTGATTTTTTTTCTAACATCACCGTCAAAGGCATTTAGCTGAGAGTAAGCAGAGATCAAACTTCTTCTTTCTGTATCTTTGTCGAATTGCCAATTGTATGCCTCATCCTCAGCATCCTCTTTACTATACAAAATAGAGGCTAAAACTTCTTTTTGTAAGTTTGTTGCTACCTCACGTGCCTTTTGTGAAAGAAATAATTGATATTTTGTCAAGTTTTGCAATAGTTGTGTGAGTCTGAAGTCTACGGGGTTTATAAGTTTAGAACCATAGTTATCACGAATCTCAAGATCTTCTCCGCTTCTAAGGCGATATACGGATAATGAAGATAATGCTACCAGTCTATTTAATTCTGTTTTTAATCCGTCAAGTTCTTCTTGATGGCGGCGTCGTACAGAAAAAGGCACTCTTCTTTCATCAATGGCCCTTACCGTATATTTTTTTCTTGATATTTGATACTCAAATGTTGGGTAAGGCCGCAAAGAGTCAATAAGTCTCACAACCTTTATTGTTTTTGTTTTTGCTCCATCTTTTAATTTTACTTCGACAGTGTCAAAGTTATTTTCGTTTATAGAATCAAGTTCTACAGACAATACGGCGTGTAGAATATTCATAAACGTAGTTTTGCCTGTTCCGTTTCGACCGATGATTATATTTACATCGTTATAAAATGAGCACGTTGCATTCAGTCTTCCCCAAAAGCCTGTTATAGCGACGCTATGTAACCTAAACATAATTTTCCTTTAAGTGAAATGTAGTGTTTTTCTATCGTTGTACCATAAACCATACAAAGCAATGCGGTTTAAATAAAGAAAAATTTAAGCATTATTATGGGATGAACGCACAACTCACCGAACTCCTGCGCCTCATTACCAACCTGATCCGTACCGGGACCGTCTCGGCTGTGGACAAGAAAAACTGGCTTTGTCGGGTGAAAACGGGCGACCTCGAAACCAACTGGATTAACTGGCTCACCCTGCGCGCCGGGAATACCCGCAACTGGTGGAAACCGACGGTTGGGGAACAGGTTGTGCTGCTGAGCCTGGGCGGCAATCTTGAAACCGCCTTTGCCCTGCCTGCCATTTACTCCAATGACTTCCCGCCGCCGTCAGATTCTGAGGACGGCAGCGTTACCGAGTACCCGGACGGCGGATGGTTTGAGTACGAACCGGCAACCGGGCGCTGGCTGATTAAGGGAATCAAAAGCGTACTGATTGAAGCGTCAGACAGTATCGAACTGAAGACCAGCCAGTTCATCGTGACGGCGGACCAGATGCGGGTGAATGCCGAAACGGTGATCAACGGTGCCGTGACGCAGGACGGTGGGGCGATGAGTTCGAACGGTGTCGTAGTGGATGACCATAAACATGATGGCGTAGAGAAGGGTAAAAACATGACGGGAGGCCCGCATTGACGATGTACACCGGCATGAATCAACAAACCGGGCTGGCCATTACCGATATGGATCATATCAGTCAGTCGGTACAGGACATTCTGCTGACGCCGCAGGGCAGCCGCCTCGCCCGGCGGGAATATGGCTCGCTGCTTTCCCGTCTGATTGACCAGCCGCAGAATGAGGCTCTGGACCTGCAACTGATGGCGGCGGTGTACAGTGCGCTTAGCCGCTGGGAGCCACGTATCCGCCTGAGCCAGATCAACTTGAGCCGTAACTTCGAGGGTGCGATGCAGGTGGAACTGGCCGGGCAACGGGTGGACGGTTCGCCGGTTGTCATGAGTGTTACAACGGGAGGATACCGTGGCGGTTATTGACCTCTCACAGCTACCCGCACCAGACGTGGTAGAAGTACCTGATTTCGAAACCCTGCTGGCAGAGCGCAAAGCGGCATTTATTGCCCTTTATCCGGCGGATGAGCAGGAAGCGGTGCGCCGCACGCTGGCGCTGGAATCAGAACCCATCACCAAACTGCTGCAGGAAAGCACCTACCGGGAGCTCCTGCTGCGTCAGCGTATCAATGAAGCCGCGCAGGCGGTCATGGTGGCGTATGCCATCGGCAGCGATCTGGATCAGCTGGCAGCCAACTACAACGTGAAGCGCCTGACGGTGACACCTGCGAATAATGAGGCTGTACCGCCGATCGCAGCGGTGATGGAAAGCGATGAAGCGCTGCGCCTGCGTGTACCCGATGCCTTTGAGGGGCTGTCAGTTGCTGGCCCGACGGCAGCTTATGAATTTCACGCCAGAAGTGCAGACGGGCGTGTAGCTGATGCCAGCGCGACCAGCCCGGCACCGGCGGAGGTAGTACTTACCGTACTGAGCCGTGAGGGTGACGGCACGGCTGGAGACGACCTGCTGGCAGTGATTGAGCAGGCGCTTAACAGCGAGAACGTGCGCCCTGTGGCTGACCGTCTGACGGTACGCAGCGCCGAGATTATCCCGTACCGCGTGGATGCCACTCTCTTTCTTGATCCGGGACCGGAGGCTGAGCCGGTCATGGCGGCGGCAAAAGCCAGCCTGCAGAAGTACATCGCCAGCCAGACGCGGCTCGGGCGTAATATTCGCCGCAGTGCCATCTATGCCGCGCTGCATGTTGAAGGCGTGCAACGTGTTGAACTGGTGTCCCCGACGGAAGACAAGGTTCTGGACAGGACGCAGGCTGCAACCTGCATCGAATGGTGCATAACTAACGGGGGTGTCGATGAATAGTCTGCTACCGCCAGGCTCATCGCCGCTTGAGCGACGACTGGCGCAAAGCTGCAGCGGCATTTCCGATCTGCAGGTTCCGCTGCGCGATTTATGGAATCCGGCGACCTGTCCGGTGAATTTTCTTCCTTATCTCGCCTGGGCGTTCTCCGTGGATCGTTGGGATGAAAGCTGGACGGAGAGCCTCAAACGCCGGGTCGTCCAGGATGCTTTTTATATCCATCAGCATAAAGGAACAATCAGTGCCATGCGGCGCGTGGTCGAGCCGTTCGGCTTCTTACTGCGCATTATTGAGTGGTGGCAGACCGGCGAGACACCGGGCACGTTTCGGCTGGATATCAGCGTTCAGGACCAGGGGATTACAGAAGAAACCTTTCTGGAGCTGGAGCGCCTGATCAGCGACGCCAAACCATGCAGCCGGCACCTGATCGGCATGTCGATAAATCTGCAATCAACCGGTGAAGTTTACGCTGCCGCTGGCTGTTACAGCGGCGACACCCTGACGGTTTACCCCTGGTTTCCGGAAACAATAGAAGTCACCGGCGAGGAAGTGACCGGAGCCGCTGTACATATCATCGACACCATGAGGATTAGCGATGGCGTCTAAATTTTATGCTCTTCTTACTCATCGCGGTGCCGCTAAACTGGCACAATTTGCCGCGCTGGGGACAAAACTCAACATTACGCAAATGGCCGTGGGCGACGGCGGCGGTTCGCTGCCCACACCGGACCCCATGCAGACGCAGCTACGGGGCGAGAAACGTCGCGCCGGGCTGAATCTCCTGACGATTGACCCGCTGAATACGAACCAGATTATTGCGGAACAGGTTATCCCTGAACGTGACGGCGGGTTCTGGATCCGTGAAATCGGATTGTTTGACGATGAAGACGAACTGATAGCTGTCGCGAACTGTGCCGAAACCTATAAACCTCTGTTGCAGGAAGGCAGCGGGCGCACGCAGACTATCCGCCTGATCCTTATCGTCAGCAGCACCGCCGCAGTAACGTTGAAAATTGATCCTTCTGTGATACTTGCGACCCGTAAATATGTGGATGATGCAATTATTGAAGTACGCGCTTACGTTGATGAGGTGATGGAAAAACATCAGGCAGCGCAGAACCCGCATTCACAATATCTGCAGATCGCCTGTGCCCTGGCGGAAATCAAAGAGGCTGGCCTGGTGACTGAGACGCTCCAGAACCTCGGTTTAAAAGCGCTCGGCACCAGCGGTGAAAAAATTCCGTTGCTGAACAAGGTCAATACCTGGAGCGCACAGCAGACATTCAACAGCGGGATCACAGGTGACTTAACCGGCAATGCGACTACAGCCACCAAACTGCAGACGGCCCGCAATATCAACGGCATGCGTTTTGACGGCTCGGCTGACGTGAATATCAATACCCTGGTATCCCGCAACAGAGTGAATGCACTAAGCGGAACCGCACAGGGCATTGCCGGGATCCAGATGTACGAAGCCTATAACAATGGCTATCCGGCGGTTTATGGCAACGTTTTACACCTTAAAGGTGCGCAGGCTGGCGGGGAAGGAGAGTTGCTGATTGGCTGGAGTGGCACCAGTGGCGCTCATGCGCCTGTGTATATTCGTTCCCGACGTGATTCTAATGATGCGGTCTGGTCTGGCTGGGCGCAGGTTTATACCTCCGTCAGCAAACCATCAGCCGCTGATATTGGGGCATACACCAAAGCTGAATGTAACTCCCGCTTTATCACGGGTATCAGGCTGGGTACCAAATCCTCTGTTCAGACCTGGAAAGGACCAGGCTGGACCGATAAAGCCGGATACGTTGTGACGGCTTCCATCAACGGCAACAGAGATGAATTCATTGATAGCACGCAGGCAAGGCCATTGCAGTATTGCATCAACGGGACATGGTACACGGCAGGATCAATATGATGAAAAAATTTACCAATTTTCAGTTATATATCCCGGATAATGAACAGCAAAAGCAGATACTGGAAATCAATCCGGAAATCGTCTTTCTCCAGTCAGGCGAAGGCGCAGACTGGTATGAATGTCAGAAAGCCTTTGCTGATGACACGATGAAAATTGTTTACGATCAGGCGGGGATTGTTCTGTCATTCAGTACCGACGCTTCAACGCTCTGGCCTGTTGGTGCTTCGGTGGCTGAAATCCCGGTGGATGAGATACCGGAGGACCTGGCCATATCCGGCGACTGGGTTTTTGACGGAATCAAAATTGTTCCCCGTGCTTACACGCCAGAAGAGTTGCAGCAACGCGCAGAAAGCCAGAAGCAGAAGTTACTTGCTCAGGCATCGGAAAAGATAGCGCCGCTGCAGGATGCCGCCGAACTCGATATTGCGACTGATGAGGAGAAAAATCGACTCCTCGCATGGAAAAAGTATCGGGTATTGCTGAATCGCATTGATACTGCCATCGCGCCCGATATCACCTGGCCTGCACAACCCGCGTAACCCAATGCCCGCTGAATGCGGGCCTTCTGTCCTGTTTCCCTTGTATCAATTCTCACACAACAGCCCACGCGTGAATCCCGGCGGGCTGCGGCTGACCATAGTGGAACCCCTTAACCGGAGATTTGCTACATGGCAGACGATTATCACCATGGTGTACGCGTTACCGAAGTTAACGCAGGCACCCGCACAATCCGAACGGTGAGCACCGCGATTGTGGGCATGGTCTGCACCGCAGACGATGCTGACGCGGCCACCTTTCCGTTAAATAAACCCGTTTTGCTTACTGACATACTGACTGCCAGCGGTAAAGCGGGCGAGTCTGGCACGCTGGCCCGTTCACTGGATGCGATTGCTGATCAGGCCAAACCCGTAACCGTTGTGGTGCGCGTGGCCCAGGGCGAAACGGAGGCGGAAACCACGTCCAACATTATCGGCGGCGTGACCGCTGACGGTAAAAAAACGGGCATGAAAGCCCTGCTTTCAGCGCAGTCGAAACTCGGTGTGAAACCGCGCATTCTCGGTGTGCCGGGGCATGACACGCAGGCGGTGGCTACTGAACTGTTGAGCGTGGCGCAGCGCCTGCGCGGATTCGCTTATCTCTCCGCGTATGGCTGCAAAACGGTAGAGGAAGCCATTGCCTACCGCACCAGTTTCAGCCAGCGCGAGGGGATGCTGATCTGGCCTGACTTCATCAGTTTTGACACCGTACTGAATGCAGACGCAACGGCTTATGCCACCGCCCGCGCGCTTGGCCTGCGCGCCAGAATCGACGAGCAGATCGGCTGGCACAAAACCCTCTCCAATGTTGGCGTGAACGGCGTCACCGGCATTTCCGCCGATGTGTTCTGGGATCTGCAGGACCCGGCCACCGATGCGGGTCTTCTCAACCAGCACGACATCACTACGCTGATCCGCAAAGATGGCTTCCGCTTCTGGGGTTCCCGCTGCCTCAGTGACGATCCACTGTTTGCCTTTGAAAACTACACCCGTACGGCGCAGGTACTGGCTGACACCATGGCGGAAGCGCACATGTGGGCGGTGGACAAACCGCTTAACCCATCACTGGCCCGCGACATTATCGAAGGTATTCGCGCCAAACTGCGCAGTCTGAAAGCCCAGGGCTACATCACTTGCGCAGACTGCTGGCTGGACGAGTCTGTAAACGATAAAGACTCCCTGAAAGCCGGGAGACTCACTATCGATTATGACTACACGCCGGTGCCGCCGCTGGAAAACCTGATGCTGCGCCAGCGCATCACCGATCGGTATCTGCTGGACTTCTCCAGCCAGGTCAGCGCGTAGGGGGAACATCATGGCTTTACCACGTAAATTAAAACACCTGAACCTGTTCAATGACGGGAACAACTGGCAGGGGATTGTTGAGTCACTGACGCTGCCTAAATTCACCCGTAAATTTGAGAAGTATCGCGGCGGTGGGATGCCGGGCGCGGTGGATGTTGATATGGGGCTGGATGACGGCGCGCTGGACACGGAATTTTCCATTGGCGGCACTGAATTGCTGTTATTCAGGCAGATGAGCAAAGCCAGGGTTGATGGTATCCAGCTGCGTTTTACCGGTTCCATTCAGCGCGACGACACCGGCGAAGTGCAGGCCGTGGAGCTGGTTGTGCGCGGGCGTCACAAAGAGGTGGATTCCGGCGAGTGGAAAACCGGCGAAAGCAGCACAACTAAAGTCAGCAGCACCAACAGTTACGCGAAGCTGACCATTAACGGCGAAGTGCTCTATGAGGTTGATTTGATCAACATGGTAGAGATCGTCAACGGCGTGGACATGATGGAAGAGCATCGTAAAGCGCTGGGCCTCTGATAACGCCGGCAGGGTAAAACCTGTCCGCTTCTGTTCCCTGTTCTGGACATAACACGATGACTGAAAAACAGATTGATACTGCACCGCAGCAGAAAACTGTCACCCTCGACACGCCGGTAATCCGGGGCAAAGAGGTGATAACCAGCGTCACGTTGCGTAAGCCGCAGTCTGGTGCGCTGCGTGGCACCCGCCTGCAGGCGCTGATGGACATGGACGTAAACGCCATGATGACGCTTATTCCGCGCATCAGCCTGCCCGCACTGCAGCCGCATGAAATTGTGGAAATGGACCCGGCAGATCTGCTTGCGCTGTCGGTGGAGGTTGTCACTTTTTTGTTGCCGAAGTCGGCGCTGTCAGCTTTCCCGACAGCCTGACGGTAGATGACCTGGTGGCGGATATCGCCACTGTTTTTCACTGGCCGCCGTCCGTTACCGACGCAATGCCGCTTACGGAGGTGCTGGAGTGGCGGCATAAAGCGATGCTGCGAAGTGGAGCCGGTGACAATGAGTAACAGAGACCTGCGTTTGCAGGTAATTCTAAACGCGGTGGATAAAATCACCCGTCCTCTGCGACATGTGCAGACTGGTTCAAAAGCGCTGGCTGCGGCGCTGAAAGCCAGCAAAGACACGCTGAAATCCCTGAATGACCAGGCCGGGAGGATTGACGGATTCCGCAAAACCCGCTCCCAGCTTGCGATTACAGGGAAAAATCTGGCGGTTGCCAGGCAGGAGGCAGCGCAGCTGGCGGTACAGTTTGCCGCGACAAACCGACCCACCTCCCAGCAGGCGCGACTGCTGGAGCAGGCAAAAAACCGGGCCAGTGAACTTCAGACAAAATACAACGGGCTGCGCCTGTCGGTGCAGCGCCAGCGCGAGGCGCTGAGCGCAGCCGGTATTAATACCCGGCAGTTAAGTGAAGCGCAGCGCCGTCTGAAAACCGACGCGGCAGCGGCCAGCGCCGCGCTGGCGCGTCAGCAGTCAGAGCTGAGACGGCTGGGTGAACAACAGCGAAAACTGAATGCCATACGGGAGCGTTATCGCAACACGCTTGAAGTACGGGATCGGATGGCCAGGAATGGCACAGCTATGACCGGAGCCGGGATCGGAATGCTGTATGCCTCCAGGGGGACCATGAGGCCCGGCTTTGAGTTTGAGCAGGGGATGTCAAAAGTGCAGGCGTTGACGAGGCTGAAAAAAGACTCGGCAGAAATGGCGGCTCTGCGCGCGCAGGCACGTTATCTGGGGGCGACGACAGCTTTCACAGCAAATGATGTGGCGCAGGGACAGAGCTTTTATGCAATGGCCGGATTTACACCCGACCAGATCCGCAAGGCCATGCCCGGTACGCTGAATATGTCTCTGGCCGGTGGAACGGATTTCGCCACCACGGCGGATATCGGCTCCAACATTCTTACTGGCTTCAAACTCCCGTCTGACCAGATGAGCCGGGTCAGCGACAGCCTGGTCGCGACATTTACCCGTTCAAATACCAGTCTGCAAACGCTGGGTGAAACCATGAAATATGTGGCACCTGTTGCGGCAACGCTTGGCGTGGATCTGGAAACCGCAACGGCGGCGGCAGGTAAGCTGGGCGATGCGGGCATTCAGGGAAGCCAGGCGGGCACATCATTGCGGGCTATTCTGTCGCGGATGGCTGCGCCGCCCAAAATGGCCGTCAAAGCGCTGGCAGAACTGAACCTCAAAACCAAAGATGCACGGGGGAATCTCCGCCCGTTGATTGATTTGCTATCTGAGATGTATGTCAAAACCCGGAAAATGGGCAACGCCCGTCAGGCGGGACTCTTTAAGCATATTGCCGGTGAAGAGGCGTTTTCAGCGCTGAGCGTTCTGGTTGAGCAGGCCGGGACCGGGCAGTTAAAGAAACTGGTTCAAGAGGTGAAGGCAGCACAGGGCGAGGCGGGCAAGGTGGCTGGCACAATGTCGGATAACCTGAGTGGCGATCTCAAAAGCCTGTCGTCAGCCTGGGAAGATGTCGGGATCACCCTGTTCAACAGCGTTAACTCTCCTTTGCGTTCAGTAGCGCAAAGCGTAACGGCATTAACGTCGCGGGTGGGGAAATGGATGGCACAACATCCGCAACTGACTCGCGTGATCACCGGTTCGGCACTGGCGCTGGGTGGATTGCTTACGGTTCTGGGTACTATCACGCTGAGTATTGCTGCCATCCTCGGTCCGCTGGCACTGCTGCGTATGAGTTGCAGCCTGTTGGGATTGAAGGCCGTGAGCGCCTTCAGCCTCATTCGTGGTGCAATCGGTATTGTGGGCAACGGCGTGCTATGGCTGGGACGGCTGATGCTGGCAAACCCGATTCTGGCCGTAGTGGGGGTGATTGCTGCCGGAGCGCTGTATATCTGGCAGAACTGGAGCACGCTGGGACCGAAGTTTGCTGCACTGTGGAACATTATCCGCAGCGGTGCCAGCAGCGCCTGGTCCTCAGTCAAAATCTGTATCAGCACAAAATGGAATGAGATTGTGGCTGTAGTGCAGGCGCTGCCCGCGCGGTTTCAGGAAGCTGGCGCGCGGATGATCGACAGCCTGATAGCCGGTATCAGCCAGAAGTGGGAAGCACTGAAAAGTAAACTTTCATCCCTGCGCAGCTATCTGCCTGACTGGATAAAACCCGCAGCGCTACCGGAGTCAGGAATACCACTGGCAAACGGCTTTGCCGGGCTGTTTGACCAGGGCGGGGTGATTCCGTCTGGTCAGTTCGGGATTGCAGGTGAGAACGGGCCGGAAATTGTGCACGGCCCGGCCAGCGTAATCAGCCGCAGCCGTACTGCTGCACTGGCGACGGCGGCCGCGCTGGCTATGGGTGTGGCTGCCACGCCAGCTGCTGCCCGTCCGGTTCATCCGATGAGCCTGCCAGCAAAGTCTCAGGTTGCAGGGGGCATTAACAGCAGCCAGGCAAGGCAACAGACCGCGCCGATCCACAACAGCTTTTCATTCACCATTGTGCAGCAGCCCGGCCAGAGCCAGCAGGATCTGGTTAATGAAGTCATGCGTCGTCTGGAGGCGAAAGAGCGTCAGGCACAGGCTCGGGCCCGCAGCACCTACAGTGACCGGGGAGGGTTCGAAGGATGATGATGACGCTGGGGCTGTTTGTTTTCATGCTGAAAACCATTCCCTATCAGGAGCTGCAATACCAGCGTAACTGGCGGTTCCCGACCAACAGCCGGGTAGGGCTGCGCCCGTCCGTGCAGTTTCTCGGTCCGGATAACGATACGTTAACCCTGTCCGGCGTTCTGCTGCCAGAAGTGACTGGTGGCCGTTTGTCCCTGTTTGCGCTGGAGCAGATGGCGGAGCTGGGGAAGGCGTGGCCGCTGATTGAGGGCAGCGGCACGATTTACGGCATGTTTGTCATCGAGAGCCTGCATCAGACCAAAGCGGAATTTTTCAGTAATGGAATATGCAGGCGCATTGAGTTCACCCTCACGTTGAAACGGGTGGACGAATCGCTAAATGAGATATTCGGCAGTCTCAGCGATCAGCTGGAGATGATGAAAAGCGCGGCGGTCACTGCAGCAGGTCAGGTATCAGCAGCAGTCGGAGGCATTCTGTCATGAATGACAGGGAGTGGCGGAAAGACGCCTGCAGCGCGCCCGCTTTTCGTCTGACGCTGGAAGGGACGGATATCACGCAGAGCATTGCAAAGCGGCTCATCAGCCTGACGCTGACCGATAATCGCAGTTTCGAAGCGGATCAGCTGGATATCGAACTGGACGACACCGATGGGCTGTTGCAGCTGCCGCGCAGGGGCGTTGCGCTGACGCTGGCGCTGGGATGGAAAGGTGAGCCGCTTATCCCTAAAGGCACGTTCACTGTCGATGAAGTCGAGCACAGCGGCACACCGGACCGGCTTACCGTGCGTGCCCGCAGTGCCGATTTTCGCGCCACGCTCAATATCCGGCGTGAGAAATCCTGGCATCAAACTACCGTGGGTGCCATGGTGAAAGAGATTGCCGCCAGGCACAAACTGGAGGCGGCGCTGGGTGTTGATATGGCAAAAATGCCGATTGACCATCTCGACCAGACCAACGAATCAGACGGCAGCTTTCTGATGCGCCTGGCGCGCCAGTGCGGAGCCATCGCCTGTATCAAAAGCGGCAAGCTGCTGTTTATCCGGCAGGGGCAGGGCAAGACGGCCAGCGGTAAGCCGCTGCCGGTTATCACACTGACCCGTTCGGCGGGTGACAGCCACCAGTTTATCGTAGCGGATCGCGAGGCTTATACCGGCGTCATTGCCAGCTGGCTGCATACCCGTGAGCCGAAGAAAAAGGCAATGACGAAAGTTAAACGCAGGCGCAAAACCGCAAAGAAAAAGGAGCCGGAGGCAAAGCAGGGTGATTATCTTATCGGGACAGACGAAAACGTGCTGGTACTGAGCCGGACCTATGCGAACCGGAGCAATGCAGAGCGGGCAGCTAAGATAAACTGGGAACGCTTGCAGCGCGGTGTGGCGAAATTTTCGATTCAGCTGGCACGTGGCCGCGCAGACCTTTATACGGAGATGCCGGTAAAGGTGAGTGGTTTTAAGCAGCCCATTGATGATGCCGAATGGATTATTACAACCCTGACACACTCGGTAAGTTCTGATAATGGATTTATCACCAGGCTCGAACTTGAAGTAAAAACCGATGAACTTCAAATAGAATAGTGGGGGTTCTCAATATTGGATATTTGTGTATCATTATTGAGATTTCTATGGTGATGGAGAAGACAAAAATGATGAATTGCCCAAAGTGTGGATATGCGGCGCACACCCGGAGCAGTTTTCAGGTTTCTGACAGCACGAAAGAGCGTTACTGCCAGTGTCAGAATATCAATTGCGGCAGCACCTTTGTCACCCACGAAACGGTAGTGCGGTTTATCGTCACGCCTGCCCTGATAAATAATGCCCCGCCGCACCCCGCACCGGGGGGACAAGGGCATATCAATTTTTAAATCAGGGATCTGCTACGGCAAGTTTTTATTCGTCCGGGATCTCACCTGTTTCGATAAAATGTACAAAACTTGCCTCATCAATGATGATCGTCCCTTTCATGCGGGCTGCGTTTACTTTGGATGGCCCGGCATTATACCCGCAGCACAGCATTTGAAGATTTTGAGTCACTGAACTTCTAACCGTCAGACTGTATGATTCGGCAACTTCAATCAAACGTTCTTTATCTGCCTTTTTGAACCCCGTAAAACAAACGTCAAAAGTGGGAGCCCTGGGCTTAGTTACCTTAGTCAGATGAATGTAATTTTCAGGCAGGAAAGACTGGCAGGCTTGTTGTGCTTCATCTGGAGAGGGGAATTCCTGAAGAATTCTGTCTTTGCGAAACGTTCTTATCGAACGGGCTGACCGGCATATACCCTGAATGTAGTTATCGCTGTGGCTAACGTTGCTGATCGAATAGCTACCAATACGTGCGTTCGCATTGATGTAGACAAAGTGCATTTCTTCCATGTAAATCACCTTTATACATAAACGGCTACAGACGTTAATGAAGGGGGGGGCAAATCGGCTGCCGCCATTTTGCCGCCACTACCAAACGAAAAAGGGCTACGCTTTCGCGTAACCCTTTGTTTTGTTTGGTGGAGCTGGCGGGAGTTGAACCCGCGTCCGAAATTCCTACATCCTCGGTACTACATGCTTAGTCCAGTCTTTACATTCGCCTGGCAGCTGCGGACGGACACGCTACTGACAAACTAGCCTGATTAGTTTTAACGCTTCAACCCCAGGCAGGGCATCCACGCGATCTCTTTTGGGTTTGACCTCTCTTGATCCCCGTCCTAAGAGCGGAGGCTAGGGAGAGAGGGCTCTTAGCAGGTTATTAAGCTGCTAAAGCGTAGTTGCTTTCGTCGTTTGCGACTATTTTTTTGCGGCTTTTAACGAGGCCAACCGCCCCTCGGCATGCACCTTGGGTTTCGCGAATCCCGTCGAATCCAGAATCAGCCCCAAGAACTTCAAATTATAGCAATAAACACAGCATCAATCCAGCCGTTTAACGGCCCGCTTTCTTCATGATACGCGCTTTGTCGACCTGCCATTCGCGATCTTTGATGTCGGCGCGTTTATCATGCTGTTTTTTACCGCGCGCAACGCCAATCTTGACCTTACACCAGGCGTTTTTCCAGTACAGAGAAAGGGCGACAATGGTATAGCCTTCGCGGTTTACCCGACCGTAAAGCGAATCGAGTTCGCGCTGGTTAAGCAACAATTTACGGCTGCGCGTGGGATCGCATACCACATGCGATGAGGCCACTGCCAGCGGCTGGAACGTTGCACCGAAAAGATAGGCCTCGCCGTCACGAAGCAGGATGTAGCTGTCGCTGATATTTCCTTTGCCAGCACGGAGGGATTTCACTTCCCATCCTTGTAGCGCTAGCCCCGCCTCGAACTCTTCTTCGATGAAGTATTCATGACGGGCACGCTTGTTAAGCGCAATGGTGGCGGAACCGGGTTTGTGAGCTTTATTCTTTGTCAT